AGTCAAGGTAAGCGCCAGCAGTCAGATATGTGATCAAGCCTGTAGGCGGTGTTCCAGCAGTACCAACGATGTTGGCAGTTTGCAGGGTAGCCATAGACATACCGTCACGGTCAATCTTGTTGGCAATAGCGGCAATAGCTGGCTTCAACACGCGGTCACTGAACATATCCAAGGACAAAGCCAAGTCTTGTGTTGTGAACTGTGTATCAACGTGAAACTGTGTGGACAAAGTAACGGGAACTGAAGTCTCGTTAAAATCTTCCACGTTCAGCGCAGGGCCAGTAGTACCAATGAAACGACCGGGCTTGCGGACATTGACTGTGTTACCAATCTTTGCACCGACAACAGCGAACTGGTCATCATAGTTGCGGTCAACTTCACTTGTGAAAGTCAACTCATTTTCCAAGACCATCAACGCTTCGTTGGTGATCTTGCTGATCGTCAATAAATTATTAGCCATTTAAATTCTCCAAAAAGATTAGGTTTACCGAATTTTCCCCGCTTTACGGGCGGCTTTCCAAGCCTGATATGAACCATGAAATTCGCCATCAGCGGAAATCGGTACATCAGCCTTGCCTTGCCCACCGCGAATCGGTTGAATCGGTGTTGGTGCTTTACTTCTTACAACAGGGGCTGTCTGCTTAGTTTCAGGATTAACCTCAAACTTTGCTTCCAATTTACCTATCTCTCTAAGCGCGGCATTTGGACTCAAGCTGGCGATCTTTTTGGCTAGGTCATTATTTTCAGCTAGGTGATACAGGATTTTTGGGCCTACATCACTCTCCAGAATTGCATCCCTGACTGCGTTGTTTACAACTACGTCACTAGATGCGACCAAATCATCAAAATCGGGCAATTCGGCTTTCGCTTCCTGAACCTTCTGCGCCCAAGATTGGATAATCTTTTGTTGCGCTTCCTGCTCTCTCTGCTGTGCCATTTGCCTATCACGTTCAGCTAACGCTTTTTCTGTCGAATACTCAGCAAGAGCCTTCGCATACTCAAACGCATCGTTGAACTGGCTCGGTTGTGGCTCTGGATCAACACTAACCGCCTGTTGAGGCTGTCTTTGCTGTTCTAGTGCCGCCAAACGCTGTTCTAGTTCTACCCTAGCTTGACGCTCTGTCTGCGCTTCTTTTCGCGCTTCCTCACGTTGCTTGGTTATCTCTGAAAACCGCTTTTCAAGTTTAGGATTTTGCTTTCGCTCACCCTCTTGGTTTGCTTCCTTTTCTGCCTCTTTCGGCTCACTCTGATCATCTTCGGCTACTGGCTCGGTTTCTTCAACCGCCTCAGTCTCCGCTGGAGATTCAGCTAAACCTAATCTGTTTGCATAAAATTCTGCCGCATTCTCGCTTGTCAATACTTGACTTGCTTCTTTTTCGGACATACGTTTCCCAACGATTTAACCCTGTGACCCTCACAGGTAAGGTTTAGTGGTTTTTACCACATATTCTTTACAAAATCAAATAGCCCGTTCTGTTGTCTCTGCACTTGCATTGTGTAGTGTTTCTTTGTGCATTGTGGCCAACAAAATAGCAATCTGTTGCTTCATTCTTTCAATCTCTAACTTTGTCTGAGAATTGATAACCGTATCGTTTGCCTGACCCTCAACACGCATTTGCATTTCAACACGGTCACTTTGTTCACGCAGTTCAGCCTCATTTGCCCTGCCTGTCTCTTTCATCAGGGTGCGCTTAGTCTCTGAGTCTTGCTTCATTTGCTCAACGTCCATGCGGTTTTTCAGCAACAAATCTCTAGCCTGAAGCGCCTGTGTAAGTTCCTGAATCTGTTTCTGCGACATAGCCAGTTGCATTTGAACTTGGGGCGGCACTTTGGATTTATCGTCAATTTGAGCCATTGGGTTAGAAGCGGCAAGGCGGTCAGCAATGATGTCCGCGCCCGGCCAATCCATGTTTCTAAACACCAAGTCTCCAGCCACTTGCATCAATTCTGGTGCGGCTGACAGCAGGGGAAGCATATTGTCCACGGCTTCTTGGCGTTTGCTGTTGTAGCCCGGCCCTGTTTCCATCACCACATCGTATTGACCAACGCTAATGTCATTCAGCACATGGTCAACAGAGTCACGCTGGTTAATCGTCAACAGTTCTGGCTTGCCATCGTCACCAATGATTCGCATAACACGCTCTGTGTCGTAAATCTTAGGAATCAAATCAAGGCAAATCTTGCCAACGTGAGCAATTGAACGGGTCAAATTGTCGTAGTAGTCAAAGTTTGTCAGGTCAACTTGCTGTTGCTGGCCGTTCAATGCTTTGCCTGAAATGTTGCCTTGACCAAGTTGAGCAGGGTCAAACACACCCATGATAGCTTTAATGTCGTTGTCCACACCCATAGCCGCGGCCATAATTCCCGCTTGTGGCGGCTCTGGCTGTAGGCGAACTGGTGCGGGTGCAGGGCGACCGTCAATGTCTGTCTGTTTGTAGCGCAGAAGTGGGAATGACTTGATGTTGGCATTTGACCAATCGTTCTCATGCCCTTCGTCCTGACCTTCAGCCAGCAACCATTTGGCTTTGGGGGCAAGCGCCACACCTTCTGTGATAGAAGTCTGCCAAAAGTTATACATACGCTGTGGGTCTTTGGCATAGCGAATCATGCCAAACTTTTTGCGCTTGTCACCAATGACAATGTGTCTGCCGTACACGGGAACAATTGGGATGTATTTGCCAGCCCAATCACGTTCCTCAAGCACTTCAACCGCGGTCATCTTGCAATACTTAATTGTTTTCTTGAATGAATCGCGCTTGTCAATCACCGTGATGCCGTAAGCGTCAAGGCGTTTAAAGAAGTCTTTGTCATCAGCAAAGGTAGCTGAACCATCGCTCAAAAGATAAAGCGTAGCCTTTTCTCTGACGGTGTAGTAATACTCAGCAAGGCGAATATCCTCTTTGGTGATCCACTCAGACTGTGAGTCGCCTGTGCCGCGCTGTGTGAAACTTGTGCCGCCATCATCAGCATCAGGGTACAGCTTGCGGAATTCCTCTTTCAGCATCATTGTTGTAATTAAGCAACGGTCAGCGTCAGAGCCATCAGGCGCTACTGAATTGGGGTCAAAGTACACCGTGAATGGGTTATCTATAGGGTCAATGTAGATTTCCTGATCAAAGGAATCCTCTGAAATGTAGTCAGTTCTGACCCGCATATAGCCCCAACCCATGCGAACAGCGTATTCAAACGCATTGTCATAAGCATGGTCAGCATTGGAATTGACTTCAATGTGGCGAATGATGCCGCTGATTGTCTGTGCGTCAACCATGTCCTCATGCGTATTTGTGGCATGGACTTTAATGCGGGGGCGTTGCTGGCGTTGCTGATTAGAGACTTGGCGGCAATAGTTGTCCACCTTGTTCACCGTGATGACAGGGCGGGATTCAAGATTGCGTGAGTTTTGCAGTTCTACAGGCCATTGATCACCAGCGCCAAACTTCAAATCTTCAAGCGCTTCCTGACGATTCATTGTGTCTGCATCGTTTGCAAACTTTAAGAAGTCAATTGCTTCCTGAATTCGTGAGTCGTAATCATCAGCCATGATGTTGCCCTAAGTGATTTTGTGCCATTTTAACTCATCCATGAGTGTTGGCTACCATAATTTGCGGTAGGTCTAGGCTTTCTGGCTTGTCTAGGCTCATTGACCATCAGACCAATATACCTAAACGCATCAGCGCCATGTGAATAATTGTCGTGCAAAGGCGTTTTGCTAAATTGCTTGGTGTCTGGGTCAACATCGTAACGGTAATGGCGTAGGCATTGCAAGCCTTCGTGACAGTTCTCCCTGTCAAACCACATATTAGTAAACAATGTTCTAGCCGCATTGATTGAATCCATGATGGGCGTTCTAGGAATTATCTTGGTCTTATAACCAGCACCCCTAACAATTTCCTCAATGCTTCTACCGTTTGCCGCCAGCGTCTTGTTTTCAGCATCGTGCGGTAGCCAGAGGGTGTCGTACATATAGCCAAAGGTCTGCATCTTGGCTAGATAGTCGCTCATGGTCTGCTGATTGCCCTCAATGTAACGAATCAAGCGGGTTTCCATGCCTACAAACTGTAAGAACCAGATTGCTGTGGCATCAGACCAACCAAGGTCAAAGATGGCGTGAACGGGCTTTGTGGCATCGTAGTTGACCTTTGTGATGCGCCCATCTAACTCAGCCAGTTGCATTTCTCTGGCAAAGATAGCCCCATCTACTGTCTGGCGGCATAAACCTTCCCAAACCACGTTATAAGCCTGTGGATCACGGTGTTTAAGCGCATCTTTCTCAAGTTTCAGCGTTTCAGGAAACCAAGGGTTGTCAGACCAGTTGACCTTTTGAACAATGCAATCTTCTGGCGGGTTTTGCACAAACCGCTGGTAAGTCTCATCAGTCTCTAATTCAGGGTTAAAGGTTATCCATATTTCAGACTTTTCCTTACGAATGGTAGGAATCAGCACGTTCCACGACATACGGCTGGTTGTCTGCGCTTCCTCAACCCAACACACATCAACACCCTCATAAGACTTGACGTTGGCCACATTGTTCTTTAAACCCACAAAGCTGAACTCAGAGCCATTCTTGCCCCTGATGTTGGTCTGGGTGATTTCGTAGAACCCAAGCAAGCCTAAAGCCTCAATCTGGTCACACAGTAACTTGTGAACTGAGTCTTTGATAGAAGTTTGGAATTCACGGGCGCAAAGCACTCTTAACGGGGCTTGTGCGCCTTTAATGAGCAAAGCCCTTGCTACCCCCCATGACTTAGCGCCACCGCGTCCACCGTAAAGAACTTTATAACGTGATGGCTTGAACAGGCACTCTAGCTTGAGTGGGAACTCAGCCTTTGCAATTGCTTGGGTTACTTCACTCACTTGGCTTCACAAATGAAACTTGAATGCCTGAGAGCAATGGCGTTCCATCAGCACCCGTGATTTCAGTCTTTGTGCTTTCACGGTACTTCTTTGGGAATCGTGCCGCCATTGACCGTGACCACAATGTTGCGTTCAATCGGTCACTTTCTTTGTTCTCAACCATGTAAGCCGCGGCTTGTTCCTCCCACCACGCTTGCTCATAAGTCTTGGCATCGTCCAAGGCGTGCAAAAATTCCTCATGGGCATCACGCCATGAATACATTGTGCGTAAGGAAACGTTAAGGTTTGCCGCTATTTGTTCAACGCTTTTGCCGATTCTGCCCAAAGTAACCACTTCCTCACAATATTTTGGATCGTAAAGGGTAGGGCGACCAACAGGGCGTTTTTCGGTTGTTTCAGTCATTTATAAGTTTTGCGTTTCGTTCTTGAATAGTCATGTGGCTTGGGTCAAACACAACAAAGTTCTTTGTATTCTTAGATTGACCATTTGACATTTGGTCAGAGTACTTGATGCCTCTAATTCCAGCATTTTGCATAACTTGCCTACCAGCTTCGTCTTTGCCCACTTTAGCCAGCAAATCACCGCCAAGGTCATTCATGTCCACTCCCATAGATTTGGCAAGTTTTCTGACGATCATTGGTTGTTCTTTAATTGGCGCATCCCAATCCAACATTCTGCGGATATGTGTGTCAGGCAAGTCAACTTTGTAAAGATTGCCTACTGTTTGTTGCTGATATAAGTTTTTAGCGGTATCAAACGCTTTTTGGGCGGTCATTAGGTCTTTACCGACAAAACCCATATCTTTAAAATTCTTTGCAATTTCTTCAGGGGTTTTTTGGGTCAAGAAATCTTCGTAAACTTGCATTGATGTGTAATCACCAGCTTTCTCAGCTTGATTGTACCTTTTCATCAAAGCATCTTCAAATTTAGTGTCTCTTGGGGTAAACCTTTTAGCTACCTCTTGGTCTTGGGCTGTGTATAACCCTTTGCCATACATTTGTGCGCCTTCGCCTGTGCCTATCTTTCCAAGGTCAAACCTTTGAAACACATGGGGTGAACCATGCCAAACAGTCATTCCAAGGGGGTTATAAGCGCCAGCCATTTGTTTTGCTAGTGCTTGCGTCTTAGGGCCGTACCCAATGCCTTCTGATGCCGTAGCGTCATAAAGCTGATCCCTTGCCGCGTTAGCCCTGTCCATTCCATAACCAGCTATTTGCTGTAGGCTTGCACCGGGGTTGCGAATGAAATCAGACCCCTTGCGTTTAGCAGAGTCAATTGCGCTGTATATGTCGGCTAGTGTTGGCATAGTGCCACTAATTTACTCGGTTTCGGCTGGCTTTTCAACCGTAAGTTGTCTAAGCCATGCTTCATTTTCGGCAATAGCGCCTGAAATAGCGTGAAAGTTAGCCAACATTTGTTCTTTTTGCTTTTCAAGGTCAGCAATTCGGGCTTTTACTTGCTCGATCATTTCTTTTTATCCTTTTTAGCGGCTTCACGCTTTTCTGAGTAAGCAATTGCAATGGCTTGTTTAATTGGTTTGCCAGCCTTTACTTCAGCTTTAATGTTCTTTTTAAACGCTTCAGGGGATTTAGATTTAATTAAAGGCATTATTCTTCCTCCATTACAAAACAGACATCCTGCCAACTCATTTTGAGTAAGCGTTCGTCATTGTGCTTTATTTCCTCAAACTTCAAGTATTCGTCTTTGTAGTCTTTGTGGAATGTGCCAAAGGCTATCTTGTCACCCACGTTTAACCCTTCCGCTTGGGCTTCTGGGCCAACCGCCATGACTGTTCCACGGCTTTCAGCTTCTGCTGATTGGAAATAGATTGTGCTTTGAATGCGTTGTTCAGGGCGCACCAGAATCTTGTCTTTGAGTGGTTGCAAGTTCATTTTGCCGCCTTTGCTGGTCTGCCACGTTTCTTTGGAGAAAAAGCACCCGCCTCTGGGACGGGTGTAACATCCTCCGTTGGGACGATGGCAACTAACTCAAATTCACCGCACCACTCTGTGTAGTGACGGTTTTGGTAAGTGGGGTAGCGTCTGCATTGCCCCATCTGACCTATGTCATTAAAGTAAACACAAGCCTTACAATTCAAACCAGACATTTCAAATCCTTATCATTTGTGATGTTTAGAAGCCCATTCAGTCGTGCATGACTGTCTGGGTTTCGCTTTTTAGCGGTACTCTGATTTAGTTTTTGTGTAGCAAATACCGTCAGTTTTGCCAGTATTAAATTGTTTGTCAGCACCCATCTTGTCCTCTTTACCCATAGCAACGCCACCACGCATTTTTTCCATGCGTTCGCCTGTACGGTCAGAAGATGCCGCACCTTTTGGGGGTGTTGCGCCAGTTGTGCTTTTAGCCATTGTTGTGTCCATTTTACCCATGATATTTTCCTTGCAAAGAATTTATGGTTTTGACTTTATGTCCAATATGGCACAATGTCAACCACCATTTTAACAGGATTTGTCATGGCCACAAATTTTAAAATCACTTCTGCTAAATCTAGCACTCCCAAACAGCCTATGCACTACGAAAAGGTTTCTGAGCATCGCGCTGAAATGTCCCGCATTAAAGCTGTGGAACAAGAACTAAAGCGCCATGAGGCTCAAGGCTTAGACAAGGCTCACAAGGGTAAGTGAGGCTTTGGCACTTCTGGCGGCCATCTGTCCCCAAGTGCCTCAACCGTAGCAATGTGGGCTTTTTGCCACATTTCTTTGCGTTCATCTTTTGATAGATGCGCCCCTTGGTCTATTTCGTAATGGCATCTCAGGCACAAAGCGGCCACTAGGTTGTCATCAGCCTTGATGCCCTTACCCTTGCCACCACCCCAATTGCTGTGAGCCGCTTGAACCCCGTTATCTATGCCACAGCTTTGACAGGCTAAACCCGCTACTAGCTTTAACAGTTTTTGGCTTCTCACATATTGGTGTTTCAGATATTGCATATTCTTTGGTTTGGTACTTGTGGCCGTTGTCGCATTCCCGCTTTCTAAGAATAAATTCTGGGCTTGCTCTTGTGTCTAAGACTTTGTTCTTGCGTATCCCGCAATTTGGACACATCATGCTTCTATTCCTTTTTCTGCCATCCAGCACAATAGCCATTCAATAAACTCTGAGCCTTCCTCTTTGGTGAATTTGTGGCTCTGTAGTCCTAACTGCACAACTCTTTCCCCGTCTAGGCTTGGGGCAACCTTGCCAATCTTGCGCCCTGTCTCATGCGCCCATTGGTCAATTAAAAGCCGCTTCCAATCGTCTGCTGTCCAAGTTGAGCCAACCACTTTCATGGCCTTATAAACCTTGTCAATCAAGGCGTGAAACATATCATTTTGGTCTGTGCTTCTGGTTGCCTTTTTAACTTCTAAGCGCAATTGCTTGCCAGCTTGCAAGGTTTCTTTGATTTTTGGCCACAAGTCTTTTAAAACTGTTTGGGCTTGCTGGCTGTTGTGTAAGGTAACAATCATAAAAATTGTTTCACAAAATAAGCAAATACCGACCAAAACGCTACCAATGAAAAAAAGATCAATGCCCATATTGTTCTCATGCTTGCCTCACCATAACTTCAACCTTTGCCACTTCCCCGTAAACCTTTGTGGCGTGAATTGATGTAATTTGCGAATCCGATAAAAAGACAATTTTGTCCATGCCATCGCATATTGCTTTGACCACGTTATCTAAATCGGGCTTTTTGGTGTGTTTTTCAACATCGCTTAAACAAGCCTCTGTGCGTTTTTTTGAGTATGAGGCGGGAACAGGAAAGGTAACGTAAATAAACGCCTCTAATGCCCCTTCTAAGGCTTGTGAAGCACCCATTGCCGCCTTTGCCATCATCCCAACTTCAGATTCATAGGTTTTTGTTTTTTCAGGGGTGTAGGCAACGGGAAACTTTCCCCTTGTGGAAAACCGCGGTCTGCCCTTGGCTACGGGATGGCCGTACACCGTAAACATGATTGAAATCATTTTTTATCCTTTTGTTCGTTCATGCGCTTGCGTAAGTCATCAGCGGCTGGTTGCCCACGTTTTTTGGCAATGTCCAGCAGGGTCTGTTGCCACCAGTATTGGGCTTCTCCCCTGCCTTCCTCCAGCGCTTTCTTTTTGAAGCGTCTGATCCATTCCCTTGCTTCCGATTCCCTCATAGTCTCCCGTAAGTTCAAGCGCTCTGAGAATGACAAACTCGCTAAATTGTTGCCCTTCTCTGGCTCGGTCAAGAATTCTGTTTGCTTCATGGTGCGTCATCAGGGGTCACAGCCTCTCTGACAATTGTTTTTTCGTGATTAAAAATTGTTGAAAACTGATGTACAGACAACCAAATAATTGCTTCTTGACCATCAATGTCTTTTTGACTGATACATACAAAACCGTCACCAGTTCCATAAACTTCAGTTTCCAATTCTTTTGGCAAATAGATTGGCATTTTCATTTCCTTAATTCTGCAAGTCTTGCCCTGATATGTTCTGGCATAGGTGCGGCTTTTTTGCTGTCAGCTTCTATCTTTGCCAAGGCGGGGTCAATCAAGGGTTTGGGCGTTAAATCAGGAACGTCAGCACCGTCCCATCGCTGTTGGTTTAAATAGACCTTGGGGGCTGGAATAAATGCCCCGTTGTCTTTCAACCATGCCGCTGTGGTAGCCATCCATTGAACGTGTTTCAGAATGATGTGCTTCTGAGAAAAGTAGTAAGACTCAGCCCATTTCTTTCTGCAAGATGCCTTTTCACCTTTTCTAAAACACTTGGGGTAAGCAGACCAGAATTCCTCAAACCCTTCGTCTGTTTTCTTTTGTTGTTCAGGTATCTCATTACCGAATAAGTCTTGCATTTACTTCCCTTTGGTGATTGTTTGAGCAAAGCAAAGCCTTACCGTACTAAAACAGCAATCGCTTTGCTTGTGGATAACTTCCCTTCGGAGCCATGTCATCGCATCGCATAGGACAGACTTCTTAGACTTACGTCCAAACCACTCGGCTCTATCCTTCGCCCACCGCCCCTGCTTTAGTTCGCTCGTGTAACAGGGTATCCCTAGATGCAACCACCGACGTACCGCATTGCACAGCCGCCAAACGCAAAAAACCCCATAAATTGCTCTGTGGTCTTGGCTCTTGGCGAGAGCAACAACAAACGATTGAAAGCAATCAAAAGTTCGCCTGTTGTCAGGCAAGACCACACAGAAATCTATGGGGTTCTCAATTGCTTTCATCGTCCGATGCCACTCAGACGATTTAATTATAAACATATTTTTTTAACCTTTGTCAAACCATTCTGGTTTTAACAACTTTAATTGCCAAATTCTTGCAATAGGAACAGCCTTCCATTGGGAAATAGCTGGTTGCTTTATCCCTAATAGTTTGGCTAGATCACTCTGTGAGCCAGCTAGTGCAATAAACTTTTCTTTATTCATAAGCCAAATTATATACTATTTGCATAAAAGCAACATTAGGGTTTGTCCCTACAAAATAATTGTTGACCTTTGCATAAGTTGCCTTATAATTCACTCATGCCCCAAACAAACGGGGTCTTTTAAAAAGGAAACAAAATGCAAACAGTAAAAATTCAAACACGCGGTATCTGCCAATGTTGCGGTCGTGAACAAGCAATCGTTAACGGCATGATGTCTAAGCATGGTTACACAGTCAAACAAGGTTGGTTTTCAGGTGTTTGTTCAGGCAGAAACTATGCACCTGTCCAAGTTAGCCGCACAACTACAGACGAAATCATTGCTCAAATTAACGCAGAAATTCCAGAATTGATTGCCAAGGCTGACAAAGTTAAGTCAGGCGAAATTACTCCTGAAACAGCATTTACTCATGTTGTGACAGCTTATCGCAAAGAAATTCCATATCAACAAGCAACCGCTTCACAACAATACAATGCCCGCAATTCTATGGAATGGGCTTATCGCAATCGCGCAAGAATGGGCGAAGATTTCATTAAAACAATGACCGAAATTGCAAACAAATATCACGGTCAACCATTAGTTCAAATTGCTAAATAAAAAAGGGGGCTTAGTCCCCTATTAGGGTAAGTCCTAACAAAATAATTGTTGACTTACCCATAAGACCGCTTATAATTCACCCATGCCCTAACTTCTTGGGGTCTTTTTAGGAGAAATCAAAATGGCAACATCATGGACAAAAAACCAGTTAGTAATTCAGTTCAATGACTATGACAACACATGGTCAGTCAAAACCATTCCATTGACATTAAAGCAAGCAATCAAGTTTGTTATCCATGTCACTCATGGTCATGTGTTCCACAAGGACTACAAAATTGTCAGTCTGACAGAGTGGGAAACAATGAAAAAAGAAACAGAAGTTCTCTAAAAAAATAATTTAAAAATATTTAAAAAAAGTGTTGACACTTCTTTATAAGATAACTTATAATTCATCATGCCCTAAATTTATGGGGTCTTTTTAGAGGAAATCAAAATGCGCTCAATCATCAAATCAGCAATGTCAATTGACGAATTAGCTAACAACCTACAGCAAATTTCTCAAGACGATAAAAAAGAAATCAACGATTACACAGACGCACAAATTGTGCATGAAGCTAAATACATTCTTAGCTGTTTCCATGAAGCTGGTCACTTAAACAATGAAGATTACATTGGCGAAAACGGTGACGAATTTCAGAAGTCTGCTCGTGATCAAGTTCGCCAGCTAAACGCATTTATCAAAAAGTTTGCTTGAGGATACGCCATGACTGAATTCAAACTCCACTATTACTTTGATGACGTTGTGTCTTATGACAATGGCGCAACGCTTGAAAACGTCAAGGTTGGTTATGACTACCACCCCGTTTTAACTAACTACCCACACGCACCAGATTACGCAGAAATTTACGATGTGTTTATCTTTAACTTAAAGGGTGATGACATTTCTTGTGATCTGCCTTTATCCGAATTTCAACACATCATGTCTGAAACCAAGATTCACCATGCCCGTATGTTAAAGGAACAAAATGAAATCTAAGATTATTCAAACTCTTGTTGAGTGGACGCTGGCCATCATCATTTTTGGCGGCATTGGCGTATTACTGGCATGGAGGGGCTAATCATGCTTGACCTAATCAAAGATTACTTTCGTTTGCCATCGGCTAAAGAAATAGCCGCCAAGGAACTGGAATCAGCCCAACGCAAGCTGTTAGACGCTCTTAGCGCCCAAGAATATGCAAGGCGCATGGCTGACTACCACTCAGACCGAATCAAACGCCTTACGGCTTATTTAAAGGAAGAAGCATGAACGTCCAAGAATTACTTAAACTGAATGTCAATGAGCATACAGAAAAGAAAGCCAATCTGACTTATCTGTCATGGGCTTGGGCATGGGCTGAAGCACTTAAGGCTGACCCACAAGCAAGTTTTACTGTGCAAATGTTTGGTGATAAGTGCTACATGGAAATCAATGGCACAGCAATGGTGTGGGTTACAGCCACTATGTTTGGCAAGCCAATGGTTTGTCAATTGCCTGTGATGGACAACACAAACAAGCCAATCACCATTGAGGGTACAACCACAGTCAACAAGTATGGCAAAGAAATAACCACTAAGTTGGACAGCTTCAACGTCAACACAGCAATCATGCGCTGTATGACCAAAGCACTTAGCTTGCATGGCCTTGGGTTATACATCTACGCTGGTGATGATCTTCCGCAAGGTGATGAACCAGAGTCAACCATTGACCCAAACAGCATGACAGACTTGTTTCTAGCCATCCACAACGCTAAGACACAGGACGAACTAAAGTTGGCCTACAAAGTAGCTTATGCCGCTTGTGATGGTGACAAGGCTTGGCAAATCAAAGTCATTGCCGCCAAAGATGAAGCAAAGGCGAAACTGTAATGTGGCCTTTTCCACCATTTCCAAACCCACAGGACAAGGGGACAAAGCGCCCCAAGTTCAACCCTGATAACTATGAGGAGTCGCCACGATGATTGAAATGATTGAACAACGCTTAGACCAATGGTTTGCGGCACGAATTGGTAAGGTCACAGCATCCCGTGTGGCTGATGTGCTTGCCAAAACCAAGTCAGGCTACAGCACCAGCCGCGACAACTACATGGCTCAGTTGGTGTGTGAACGCCTAACTGGTCAACGGGAAGATTTCTTTACGTCTGCCGCAATGCAACATGGCACAGACACAGAACCCCTTGCCAGAGCCGCTTATGAGTCTCGCTATGACGTTTTAGTTGATGAAGTGGGGTTTGTGCCTCACCCGTCAATCATCATGGCTGGCGCTTCTCCTGACGGGCTTGTTGGGGACAATGGTTTGTTAGAAATCAAATGCCCAAATACGGCCACGCACATTGACACGTTGTTAACTCAGACTGTGCCGGGCAAATACAACACGCAAATGCAATTCCAAATGGCTTGCACAGATCGTGAATGGTGTGACTTTGTGTCGTTTGACAATCGTCTGCCAGAGGAACTTCAATTGTTTGTTAAACGTGTCCCGCGGGACAATATGTATATCAGACTAATGGAAGATGAAATCGTCAAATTCTTAAATGAACTTGATATAAAAATTGCTCAACTTATGAAAGTCAAAAATGTCTAAACTTTACGAAATTACCGTTGTTTCAGGTAAATACAAAAACAAAGATGGTGTGGAAAAATCCCGTTACACAAACATTGGATCAGTTCTTGAAACCAAGAACGGCCCTATGTTGAAGCTGGACACTATTCCTTTGATGGATGGCGGCTGGTCTGGTTGGGCTTATCTAAACACGCCAAAGCCTAAAGAAGATCAAGGCTTTCCAAAAGACGATGACATTGATTTTTGATTAACGGGGGGAAAGCTGTGCAAAGGATTTTCCTAGCTTGCAGACGAGCAGTTAGTACCCCCACCTTTTTGGAGTAATCATGGGTGATTTATTTGATGATGATTTTTTGCAAAGATTACGCAAAGACTATTTAAAGGTCTTGCAAGGCAAAGGGGGCAATTGTCCCTGTTGTGATAGGACGGGCAAATACAATGCTTTCTCTATCACCAAAAAGAATGCTCAAGCCTTAATCTGGATTTATTACAACGGTGATGAACACGGTTGGGTCAATACCGCCAACAATGCACCCCGTGAATTTATGAGGGCTAAGACGTTTTCCAATATGCGTTATTGGGGATTGATTGAGCCATACCCAAACGATGACAAAGAAAAACGCGGGTCAGGCTACTGGCGCATTACCAATAAAGGAATTAAGTACCTTAAAGGTGAAATGTCACTACCACACAAAGCCTACATTTACAACAGAACATTGATGGGTTATGGCGACAAAGAAGTTTTGTTTACAGAGTGCTTTAAGGAATACTTTAAGTTAGATGAAACCCGCAGAAATAATTTTAACGACAGGAATTCTCAATGACCCCATTAGGTCTTAACGGCAACCAGCCAGTTCACAAATTTAAATGTTGCAATAGATGTGATGAAATCAAACCACCAGAGGGCGGGATTGACATGGGCCACAAATGGATTTGCCAATCTTGTTGGATTGCTAGGAAAATAGGCAGACACCAAAGGAGTACAAATGACCAAAGACGATCTAATTAGTTTGCTACGCATGACAGGCGCTCAAGAAGCCTCTATAGACGCTGTATGTGCGGCTTATGACGCTGGTTGGAACGATGCCCTAGACGATTACGCAAAACGCCTTGTAGCGCTTCCTTTTGAAAAGGACACAATTGACAGTTTTGGCTCTTTTATCAAGTCAACTAAGAAATAAAGCTATTTCGGCTTTTCTGCGCTTGACCAATCCAGCCACTTCTTTGCCACCCGCTTTTGTCCAACTCATAAAGGCTTCAGAAGCGCCTTCCCAATCACCACGGTTGACCTTCATGCGAATGGTTGACCTTTGGTAGTTGCCTAGACCAGCGTTGTAAGCAAAACTGGTAACAGCGTCAAATTTACTTTGATGACCAACAAGATTAGGGCTAAGTCGAATAACACCACGTTCAAAAGTATTGATGTCCATCTTGAATAAATTGACCAGTTCCTCTTTTGACCAAACACGATTGTCACCTTCCTTTAGTTGGTAGTCAGACCTGATAAGCCCTGTGTAACCCTCTTTGCGGACGTTTGGTAGGTTTAATTGGTCTGAGTACATAGCGTGACCCCACCCAACAGTCCAAATAGCCGCAGAACAACGATAAGGCTTGTTCTTGTAGCCTTCAAAGAAGTGCATCAAGTCCTCACCCGCCTTGCTGACTTTCATTTCTTAGACCATCCCCGTGAGCCAAACCAAAACCCAATAATCCCGCCCAACATTGCCATTTCGTCTGTAGAAAAAATAATATCTGACAAACGAATCAAATCATCAATGTTGTTTATCAGGCTTGGCCTAGAGTAAATGTAGTAGGCAATCCATGCGTTGATGGCACATAACTCAAAAACAAAGATGTAAGTAACTGTGGGTCTGACAGTTCCCACATAGTTGGCAACCCATTGAGAAGCCCTCTCTAAAACCTTTTCATCGTGCTTTAAAGCCGCTTCAGTCATTTGTGCTTCAGACTGCATGGCAATCTGGTCTGTGCGGATTTCCTCGATGCGCTCTTGGGCGGCAAAGCCTTGAGCCATCATTTGTAGCTGAAGTTCAACTTGAACCCTAGCCAAAGCAAGTTCATGCTTTTGATCTGCTTTGTTTTGAAAAAAATCTAATAGTTTGGGTAAGCCTGAAATTAGCAAACCGCCAAGGGTAGAAAATAGAGAAAGCATTACAGTCCAATCATTCCAAGTAATTTATTGACAATTTTTCCCGCCAATTCGTCAGGCAAATGCGGTAACAGACCAATTACTAAATATGCTACATAAAGTCTAGCAAATATTTTAAAAAATTTGTCTGCTTGTTTTTGATACTCATTCACCGCCCACACCTTGATCGGGCGCAAACCTCTGAAATCTCAGCAATACCCCATCCTACTGCGCCAATAAACATAACAATGATAACGATGGCAACCGCCCATTGCATTTGTTCGGCTTCAGCTTCTTTGCGTTTTTTTTCATCAGCTTTGGCTTGACGGGCTAAATGAGCATCTTCAATGTCCATTTGTTGCTGGCGCTCTTTAATCTTCTGCCACACGTCCGCTCGGCCTGTGGCCTGAAATAACATGAGCAATTCAGCCTCAAACCGTTTGGCTTCATCCAAAACCATTTCAATTTGAAGCGCTGTTCCTAAGTTGGATTTGTTGCCAGACCGTTTAGCCTCTACCATTGCCCTTGTCGCTTGGCTTTTGGCATCAAACATCTTGGCAATCATGGGGGTCAGCCCCGCTAGATCATGGGCAACCTTGCTTGCCTTCTTAACAAGTCCTATTGCTTGTTGTAAGCCTTCTAGCGCTGTGATGGGGTCTATCATTTCTTTACAACCTTTTCCCACTTCAGGCAAACAACTTTGCGGTTATAAACATCACCCGTCCATGCCCAACGAACACACCGATACTCAGTAGAGGAGACTTGCGGTATTGTTAACAACACCACAAGCAACCATCTCATTTTGACCAGTAATGTGAAACGTACCCAAAAAAAGTAGAAATGCCAGACACAAAAACCATGCCCATCCAAAAGCCGCCACGTCCCTTGTTGGCCAACTCAATCAGGGTTTCCAACTGAGTTTCCATCTTATCAATCTTGGCTTCCATTGATTCAACTTTTTGCCAAAGAACCCCGTATTTGACCAAATCAATATCAGACATTTTAGGCTTTCTGTATGAACGCAAGCGCATAATAAAGCGGCAAATCTGTGCCGCCCGATCCCGTTACAGCAGAAGTAAAGCCGCCCGTGTTGCCAACAGCATAAGTGCTACCAGCACCCACCACAAAACGATCACGCAAGTCGGGTGTGCCGTTAGAGCCGTTGCAAAGGTAATAGCCTACAGGAATAGCACCAATAGAGCCTGACCACATGATGATGCCGCCAGAGGGAATTGGGTTAACAGCCGCGGCTGTTCCCAAGATGCCATAAAGGTTGTCGTAAGTGGCAATCTGCACATTGGCAGAGTCAGTTAAAACAAACTTGTAAGAGTACCCTTCAGTCAACCAGATTTCTTGTGGGGGACGACCGCTTGTCCCCAATTGAATTGGGTTGGTGTTGGCAATCGTACCCGTTGCAGTTGTGTATGTAGCAAGGGGAGTGGTAGAGCCAGCTTGGTAGGTGTAGATATACCCACCGTTGAGGGGAATGCCTGTGTTGGTAAAGAATTGAAAACCGTTACCGATTGGTGCAAGATTGACTGCCATATTTAATCCTTTTTAGCCATTCCCGACAAATCAATTTTTACGGGTGTTTGGGGTTTGCCTACATCAGAAAGTTTAGTGCCAGCGGCAGGGCGCAATGACTCTTTCATCTCTTTTTTCATTTTACTTTGCGTGTAAAGATTGGTTGCTGGCTTGACAACCGATCCAACAACAGGAATTTCTTCTAAAACACCAGTAAGATAATTTTTAGCAATTTGTCCCGCAGAAACCGTTGTGTTTGATTCATTGACAAAAGCGCCTTTAGGTCTAGCTTCAATCAATGTGCCAGCGTTGGCAATCTTGCGTAAACGGCTGGCTTCCTCTGCGCCAAACAAAGCATCTAGCTTTTTGTTGACATCTAAATCAGCAACAGTTTTTGCAAACTTACCAGTTAAAAAGTTTCCGCTTGCATCAGTAGAATTACGCAACATATAGTCTAAAGTGCCAGCCCTCAAGTTTTGAATGGCTTGTGGGTTGTCGCCAACTAAATCAATCATCTTGGCAAAGTCTTGATTCTTAGAACTGAACACATTATTTTGAATAAAGTTCTTAGTATCAGCACCGCCATTTTCAACCATTGCATAAACAGCGTTGTAAGTTGGTCTGTTTTTGTCAATCAAATCAAACTCACGTTTAGCCAAGCCACGGGCTTTGTCAGCAAACACTTTAGCTTCTGCTGTCTCACCAATAAGCGGTAAACTTTCTAATTCATTGCGAACCAAACCTAAAGCATAAACTGCGTTGCCATCATCGGCTTTTTGTGCTTTTCTTGTTTCACGGGCAATTTGCGTTGCTAAATTTTGGAACTGGTCAAAGTTCATTGGTTTCCCTGCAATGTACTGATCAACTTTAGTTTTGATCGTAGGCGGCAAGAAATCAATATCTTCATTCTTAGTCAACGCATTCATTGCATTTTGTGCAAATGTCTTGCTGTCAACTTCTAATTTACCCGCGCCAAAGTCTGCAAGGTCTTTATATGCTTGTTGTTTTTCAGCTTTGAATGCGTCAATCTTTTCACGAACTTGCTCAATTGCACCTTGAGCATTAGACACATAGTCAGGCGCAAAAACATCAGGTGCGGCACGTTCTTTAACCAACGTCACATTTTCTTTTAGCGCTTTGTTTTGTTCATTAAAACGATCAACAAATTGCTCTTTAAATCCTCTTTCATTTCGCTCACGGGAAATAAGTGTTGGGTTTTGTGAAGCCTGACCACGGGTCAAACGTACTGGCACATCTAAAGAATCTGCATCCACCAAACGATTGATAGCTTCTATGTTTGTTTCAGCAGGGTTTAACAGTTTCAGATCAGCGGCTAACTCTGGCTTTGCTTGTGCAATAGCGGCATCAAGTTGTGTCTTGACTTCAGTAGCGGCCGCACCAGCGCTTTGTTTACCACCTCTGGCCTGAAACTGTTGCTCAAGCTGGCTAGGTGCGCCAGCGCGAATTTCATTGCCCCATTGACTAACGGTTTCAGCGCCCTTAACCAAAGGTTTAGCTACCGTAGCCAAAGGTTTAGCCAATAACGCTGGTGCGGCAATTGTTGCCGTTCCCATCATGTTTTGCACATCAGGAAGTGGCAAGCCTGTTTTTTGGGCAATCCACTCAGCGCCTTTATTGACGTTTTCACCAATAAAGTTCATCAGTCTTTGTGAAGCCTCACCCTGATAAGCAGGGCTTTGCGTAACGCCAAAAGTCTTACCAAATGGTTTTTCTAATGCGCCTGTAACAGCTTGACCATATTCCTGTGCTTTTTCGGGTGTGGTAAATGGGCGGGAAGCGGCTTGAACCACTTGACCAGCCATAGGCAAAATACCGCCAATGGTAGTGTCAGCCAATGATGCCGCACTAGCGCCAAAGTCACGCCCCATTTGGCCATACATTTCACGCGATCTTTGCAGATTGATAATTGCTTGATCGATCTTAGTTTTTGCTACTGGCTTGTCAGTTTTGGCGGTTTTAAAAGCATCTTGAACTGCCGCGCCAATTGCGTCAATGCTGAAGTCATCACTTTGCGTCTGTGCGGTTGTTGGCGCACCGCCTTTTAACTTCATTTCTCGTTGAAGTGCCTCTAAATTACGGGCAGAGGCGGCATTACCACCCGCGGCAAGTTTGCTTTCTCTTTCAAATTCAGCTTGCAATACTCGTAAAGCCTCTTGGTCACGGGAGGATTGAATATTTGCAGGGGGCGCAGATTTACGGCCAAACGCAGAATTAACCGCTTTGCTGACCGAATCTAAATCAAAATCATCAACAACAGCCATTATTGCCCCTTAACAAGCGTACTCATAAACTTGATTTTAGTCAGCAGATTTTTGTAGCCAATAGAATCAGGGCCACCAACGGCATTGACAACTTCTTTCATGCCTTCTTTGTCGTTGTTTCTCATTGCATCATAAAGACGAATCGCATTTACGTCAGCAATTTGACCCCATTTATTTTGGAAGTCTCTTGCCGCAAATGGGTCTTTTGTCTTAGCAAATTCGTTTTCAACACCTTGGTTGAACAAACTTGTTGCAGTTGACAAAGCACGATTAACACGGGCGGTCTGTTTGATGGCTGGCGCTGTCCAATCGGTTGTTCCAGCAATCTGACCCGCAATTTGGTTAGCCGCATCAGTACCACTTAAACCAGAAGATTTTGACAATTCAGCGGTCTGAAGCGCCATGTAATGACCAAGCTGTTGCAAGTTGGTTGCGTTGTCACCACCAAAAGGCAAAGCGGCATAACCACCCGTTAGGTTAGCAATAGCGCCAGCGCCTTTACCAGAAATCACATCATCAGCAATTTTAATAATTTGGTTGCTGTTAAATTGTTGGTTAGGCACATTAGCGGCTGAAGCATTTGCCCTTGTGCGAATAGCTTGAGCATCACGCAGGGTGTCAGCGTTCTCACCGGGGCGCATCCTCACAGGGGCATTAGAGGGCATTGCAGGGGCTTGGGGTGCGCCAACTTGTGGCATACCACCACCCTGTTGTGGCATTGCGCCTTGTGGCGGCATTGCGCCCGGCTGTTGTGCGCCTTGCATCATGTTTGGCGATACACCAGCGGGAATAGTAATTTCACCCAATATCTGTCCATTTGGCCCATATTGGATAGCCGTTGGGTTGTTGTTTTGGTCAGTTCTGCCTGTTGGCACAAACTGAGAGCCGGGGGCCATCGTCAACGGCTGTCCCCGTCCCGTCATTTGAATGTTAGGCGCTTGTCCTGTAGGACTCATTGGCGTAGTCAATGTTTCTTGCAGTTGTCCACCAGTATTGGTCAAACTTACTTTAGGCGCAAATTGACTACGTTGTTCAGGAATAGACAACAACGATGCAGACTCAGCCAACAAATCTTTTGTAATAGCAGGGCCAGCTTGCGCTTTGTTTAACAATTCAATTCTTGAATTGATCATGCGTTCCAAAGATGGGTTATCAGGATTGTTTTGAATCAATCCTTGATAGGCTTTGATAATTTGTTTTGGATCGTTAATGCCCATCAAACCAAGTGAGTGATCAACATTACCAATAATGTTTCTCTCAGTTTGTGTCAAATCTTGTTTTGCTTTAGCCGCTTCTGTTTGGCTTTTGTGCAATCCACTTAATGAACTAATTACATCAGCGCCTGTCAATGGGGCAATCTTAGGAATGACCGCATTGATCTTGTCCATGTCAATGCGACCATTGGTCTGCCAATTTGCAGGGTTGCTTGTGAACTCTTGAAGTTTTAAACGCTCATCATTTTTCTGGCGCAACACTTGGTTTTCAATTTGTGCTTTTTCCAAAGCCAAAGGATTTAATTGCTGTGCTTGTTGGAAGTTTTGAATTCCAGAAGCCATGCCCAACATATCCCCAAGACTTGTAGCTTGGGGTTTGGCGTAATTTACGTTCATTGAAAAGTCAGCCATGATTTATCCTTATGTCGCTTTAAGCATAGAGCCTACTAATGCAAGATTGCCAAGATTGCCTAAAGCAGTTGCAGTATTTGCGCCACTAGCAGAAGCATTCCCTGCCAATGCTGAACCTATGCCTGTGGCAAGATTAGCAGAATTAGCACCGTATAAATTAGCCGCATTGATTCCTTGCCCTGCGCCTGTTGTAAGGTTTCCACCATAAGTATTAGAAGCGCCAGTTATATTGCTTCCATACTGGTTGTAAGCGCCTTGCATTTGTCCAAGGTTAGATGACAACACATTATTCAAATTATTTGTCACACTTGAAGTATTAGAGCCGTAAGCATTTCCAGCACCCAATAGGTTGCCTGTGTTGCTTGTAAGGTTGCTTCCAAGAGTATTGGACAATGAACCTAAATTACCACCCAAGGTATTGCCAAGGCTTGCCAATTGACCGCCTGAAGTTGTGCCGATGTTGGCCATTCCAGACAATGTGCTGTAAATGTTTTGACGTTGTGTGTTGAAGTTGTTAAACGCATTTTGGTATGCACCAGAGGCATAGTTTTGCGTGTAGTCTTGCAATCCTCTCAAAGCATTACCGCCCAAACTGCCACCACCCATGTTGGCGGCACGTTGGTTGGCCATTTGACCTTGTTGCAGTTGGAATGCGTAGTTAGGGGCTAACTGTTCATTCAAATCCCCTGCGCCAAACTGACGGGTCAAGTAACCTTGGTTGTTAATTAAACCTTGCGAACCAGCTTGACCAACATCTTGATAAGGTTGTTGAATTCCAACTTGTTGATTGTAAATGTCATATAAATCACCACGGGAATTTGCATAATTTGCATTTAAAGCATTTGCATTTGCCGCGGCTTGGTCTTTTTGACCTTGATAAGTATTTGCCAACAAACCTAATTGGTTGTTTGCGTTTGCGTTAATGTTGGTATTGGCTGTGTTGTACGCGCCAACTTGATTAGCCAAATTATTATTTAGGCTAGTGTTTAAATTTGTGTAGTTGTTAGCCAACGCTGTGTTATTTGCCGCATTTAAGGCTTTAGCGTCTGTGTAAGCGGTATTTAGTTGAGTGTTTGCCGTGTTACCGTATTGGCTAATCAAATCCCTAGCATTAGAAATGCCAGATTGATTTGCAACAGCACCAAGACCACTACCAAGAGCATTTAAAGCCAAACCTTGACCTAAAGTTGTTCCTAAAGCAGAACCAGCACCCGCACCAGCATTTAACAATGAACCGCCAGCACCACCTAAACTATTTAATGCCGTACCAGTTAATCCTGTGGCTGTATTAGCTAAAGTTGATCCTAATGCCGCATTGCCAAGCAAAGAATTGCCCGCGGCCATACCACCAACGCCAGCGCCTACGCCCGTACCTAATGCCGCTTGACCACCTAAAGCGCTCATTGTTCCAGCGCCCGTTCCAGCGGCAGTTAAACCAGAACCTAAAGCGGCTTCACCGCCTAAAGCGCTCATTGCACCGCCAAGACCCGCTGTGCCACCGCCAGCCGCTGTCAAACCTGTTCCTAGTGCCGCCTCGCCACCTAAAGCGCCCATAGCGCTTGCATTTCCTAATGCGCCAAGTGTTCCTAACGTAGAACCGCCACCAAAAGCACCAGCACCAGCGTTAGCTAATTCAAACGCTGATCCCGCTACTGATGCACCGCCACCCAACAAACCCGCGGCATTTAATCCAAGATAAGCACCGCCAAGAATTAAAGCAGGTTTTACCCAACTAGGCACATCAGAACTTGACGCACCAGTTGTGTAAAAAATAGGTTTACCAGAAGCATCAAACTCTACTCGATAACCTGTGTTACCTTTACCGTCAAATGTTCCACCAAAGGCATTTCCAGTTTGACGTTCACCATAAGTGCTTCCTACTTCTTGACCAGTTACTTTATTACCATAAGTTTTTTCAATTGATTTATTACCATTTTCATCAAAAACTGTTTTTTCTATTTGTCCAAACTGGCTAATGTCAGTTACGCCTGTATCGGCAATAATTTTTGCCATATCAGCCGCATTAGCTTGCGCTGAACCTTTGCCTTGACCAGCCCATTTTGTTGGGTCACTTGTTGCCAAAATTTGATTGGTTAGTTTATCAATGACATTTGCATTAGCACTTCCAGCAGTACCGCCAGTAGCTATTGTTTGAGAAACTAATGAATTTACTAGGTTGTCCATAATTTAGGCTCTCTTAAACATTGTAGTAAGGCACTTTGTAGGTCTGCCCATTTACTGTGACATTCATAAATCCCACGGGATTTGCGGGAAGCGTTGCAGACCCTGCCGTTGCAGTATCAGCAGAACTAAAGTTCAACAAGTTAATAAAAAACTGTTGCCATGACCGTGAGGGACGGTTAGTCGTTCCATCCAAAAACGGTGCTTGTGGATAGGGGTTGACTTGCTGTGTACTTGAAAGTCCTGAAGTAGCCATCAGTTTTCTGCCCCTTGTACTTTAAGATTTGCCGAAATAATGACAAAGTTCACAGGATCGCTGACAGAAACTTCAAAAATTCTGTCTCGCGCTGTTCCCAATCTGCGCCAAATGGCACGATTTGTGTATTTACCAAGTTGACCAACGCTTGTCCAATGCTCGTTTGACCATGTAGAACCGCCATCATTTGACCATCTAAGCATTGCTTGAGGGTTGTTTGTAGTTGTAGTTATTACGGGTTGCTGAGTTGCAAGAATGTAAGTCTTTTCAGGCTCAATGGTCAAAGTTGCACTTGCCGTAATTGTATATGTATCACCCAAATAAATGGTGTTTGTATTAGTAACTTGTTCAGCGCCAGAAATACCCGTTGTCCCCACGCCCGGCTGGAACTGAATCTGCAATTCCTCAAAATATTGACGTTGAAATTCAGTCACCAAGTGTGGCGCTCTACGCAATCTGCGGATATTCTGGCCATCGTCTGTGTAATTGTTTTTGTCCAATTCGTACAGTTTGCCGTTCTCATAGTCACCAATAATGACCAATCCTTGAAACACCGCACAGCAATTACCACGATGGCGCTGATATTCGTTCTTATCTGTCGTGTAAAGCCATTTGTGCCACATTTGAGTGGTTGCGTCAAAAGCCCATGTCAATTCAAGTGATGGGAAAGTGACAACAAAAACCTCATGGCCTTCAAGTTGATAAGTCCAAGAAATAGCATCACCAACGTATTTGTTAACTAAAGTGTTTTCAACAGCGTGAGTGGAAATGCGTTGTGGGATATACCCTTGCATTTGCATAATCTGTGATTGACCACGGTTGTTACGGGAAACGTAAGCAAATGAGTTACCAAGTCGAGAAATTGAAAACGGTGCGGCAATACCGTGTTGGGTAGAAGTGCCGGGGATTCTCTGGAACGGGAACGGCACAGCGCCAACGTCTGTCCACACTTCAGACGAAATTTCACCCATCAAGTAAATTTCACGGTGATCAACAATCAAAGCCACCAAATCGTCTGGTGCGCCATCTTTCAATGAAAAACTCAATGTTGGTGAAATAGGCGACAAAAGATCACTAGCGCCAAATTGTTGAGTTGTTGGGTTGTTATAGACAAAGTAGTTGTCAATAATGTCAACCGTGTTTGCACCGCTAAATGCACCATCAGTAGAGGGAAGAACAGAGAAGTTCAAACCATACATGGTCACGCCAGAGGCTACGGTGCTTGCCACGCTTAACGTGTAAGTTCCTGCCCCGCCTGTACCCGTCCCCAAAGCCGTAATAATTGTGCCAAGGGTTACGCCAACGCCACTAATAGTCTGACCAACGTGTAAAACGCCTGATGTGACCGCAGAAACAGTCATGGTTGTGCCAGAAATAGTGGCAGTTACCACAGCACCCACAGCGGCAGAATTTAATACTGCCGTTGCAACAGTTTGGCTTCTGTTAATGGTATATGTACCAATCCCGCCAGTTCCTGTGCCAAGCGCAGTAATCACGGTTTCTGACAATACACCAATGCCAAACAAAGATTGTCCAACAGTAATTGTGCCGCTAGAAACGCTTTCAACAGTTAATGTTGTGCCACTTGTAGAACCCGTAAACACAGCAGACGCAGGGCTTGAGATATACCATGTGTAACGATAAGCACCGTCCACAATGTAAACATTGATGCCGTTGTCGGTAATTCGCACTATTCCTGTACTGGAATTAAGTTGGCCAATAACCGCGGGGACAAAATTAGCTGTTAGCGCATAAACATAAGAGCCGCAAATGGCAATCATTTGCTCACCGCCAGAGACTGCATGAAGTCCGCGCACCTCTTGCATATTGGGCAACAGGGCTTTTAAAGTTAGACCAGGCGTTGGGTAAAGCGCAATCACCCCGCGCTCACCCTGCTGTTTTACAGGATCAATTTCAGGGAAAAAGTTGATGCACTCTTGAGCATCTTGATAAATGCTCGGTGCTTCATAAGATGAACCAACAAAACCAAAATCTGGCATGGTAGCCCCTTAAATAAAGCCGCCAGTAAGAATCCAACCCGCATCCTTTGCCTTACCCGTCAACAAAGCGTCAGGGTAACGTGCAGTCTGTAAAGGGGCCATGTTTGTGCGCTTGAGGGTAGCTTTAGCTTGCCCTGCAAACGTCTGAATCATCGTTATTTGCGTTGGTGAGGCTTTGCCATACATGGGCATCAAACGCTCTGCCAAACACCATCTAAGGCACATTGCATAGCCTTGTGGCAACGCTATATCCTCATACAATGAGTTATAGCTACTAAACAAGGTGTTAGCAAACAAATGCAGTTCACCTTGTGATGGGCTTGGCCAGATAAACAAGTTGCCCGTATCCGCACCGGGGTTAAAGTAAACCGCTTTTGGCCACGGGCCACTCAGCGTCTTTAAACCGATCATTTGATAGCTGTGCAGTTCCAAAACAGACATTGGGTAGTCCAAGCCACCACCCGTAATGGGCTGGCCATTAGCGGTAGTGTTGACCCTGACAAACGCTGAATCAATGTTTAAAGGCTTTTGGTAGTAGCCCGTGATAGTAGTAGAGGCAACAGTTTGGTTGATGTTGACTTGATATGTGCCAACTTCATTGATGTTGCCACCAGCACCCGTCAAAAACTGCGTAATCTTTGTTCCCGCTGTGATGCCTGTACCACTTAACGTCTGACCTTGAGCCAAAGCACCAGACAAGATGCCTGTCACGGTCAAGATGTTGCCTGTTATTGAGCCTGTAAAAGAAGCGCCAATAAAGTTCTGAGTGGATGGGTTAGGGCCAATTGTGTACTGGGTTTGACCCGGTATCACGGGGCAAATAATCTCTGTGACATTGAAAACCATCATGTTTTCGTTTGACCATTGGTCAATCATGTCGTTCATCATCTCAAACGCATCAAGTGCCGCGTCTGGAGTAGGGGTTTCACCAGCTTCCAATGCACCAATGTCTTTTAGCGCTCTGCTAACAATGTCATAAGGCACAGCCATAGTGATTCCTTAACTTAATCTAAATGTTGGCGGCTTCCAAGGCAAAGCAATTTCTTGCTGTTTTTTTACCGCTTCAAGTTGCTCTATTAGCCTTGATTTTATGCTACTTACACCGTCTTGGGTAGTGCCTTGATCAATCCAATTTGCAACCATTTCCTCGGTCACTTGGGATGTTGGAATTGTTGCCTTTTTAGGGTCAAAGTCCCAATATCCTTCTGTCTCAATTCGTAGATCATCTTCAATTAAAGCAAGGTGATATTTAGCCTGAAATATGGCTTTGTCATCACCCTTCAATTCGGAAATTTTCCAAACAAATTTCATGGGGCATCAGGCCATGTGACAGTCCAAGGAAAACCCTCTTGAGTGGTAATGTCACGCAAGGCTTGGCGATATGTTGCCCAAACAGCTTTGTCCACAGGCGCATCAGCCACTTGTGTCCAATCGCTATCTGCCAACTTCTCGCCACGGCTTTTACGCACAGCAGAGGCTTGTTCAGCGTCTTTGATGGCTTTGTAAGCGGTTTCTTGTTCTGCGGCAGTTGTTTCGCCATCAGTAAAGATTGGGCCAAGCACATACTTTGTGAACCACTTGCCATCAATCTGCTCAACACCAGAGGCTTGAGAGTATTGATAAACAGTTCCACCAGTAGCTTGTGCGCCTTCTAAGACTACATCAGCACCCAAAGCCTCTAAAACTTCAGTTGTTGTTGTCTCCCATGATGGGCCACCATTGGCTTTTTGATATGCACGAAATTCACTTTCGTACATGACTGCGCCTGATTGTCTGACTCTGATTTGCATGATTTTTCCTTATGCGATAGCCAAGAAGATATATGTGCCGCCACTTGCATTGATTGCCGCCAATACGGTTGCATCTAAAGCAAAGCCTGTTGAAACTGTTGTAACAGAGCCAAGCGTTGCTACTTCAGCCGCTGTGCTGTTTAAACGCAAATATGGGTCTGTCAATACTGTCATACCACGGGCTGTGTCGTATGTGTACCAATCACCAGTTGCATCTGTGCGTTTGATGAGAACAAACCTTGCACCGCTTGTGAAACCGCAGTTGATTGTTTGTGTTGAGCCATTTCCTGTATAACTTCCTACTTTAGAAACACCAGCGCAGGTAGCGAATAAATAATTAACGTATGTTTGTCCAGATGTATTAACCTCCGTGTCCGTCCCCACAGTAAATACCGTAGATGTTGGGGCGGTGTCATTCCACCTGCTGATTTCGTCAACAGCGGCTTGAGGGTCATTTAATCGCAAATAATCAGTTGGATCACCAAAATAAACGGCCCATGCGTCAGCCGTACTTCTTCGCTTAACAAGCATTAACTCAGGCACTGCCGCCAAGTTATGCGCTATTGTTCTATTTGCACCAGTCCCGGTATAGCAAACTACATCAAGATAGCTAGGGGCGCGGCTAAAAGCGTAAATTGCTTTTTTGGTAGCGTTCCCGTCATTACTAATTAAAGCTGTATTGCTTGCCCAATTAAAAAACTGAAACCCTGTG